ATATGAAGTGGTCATTCTTTGAATTGATGGCATCAATCCATCTTTTTCACTCGTAGCAACACCAATCAGTTCTTCCAGAAGGATTTTACTAATCTTCTTAAGGCAATAAATTTTGATAAGCAATTAAAAAAGGAACCCTGCTTCCTTCAACTCCTTCAATTTTGGAAGTCATAATAGTAGTATAGTCATTTTCAAAAGTGAAAGTAAATAATGTTCCATCAATATATTCTTTATACCCTCCAATATATTCTATATTTTTAGTTGCTGGAGATATTACAGCTATTGATGGATATAAATTATAATATTGACTACATATCACCAATATGCCATTTGCTTTTATTCTTTTTGATTCACCTTTATGTAACGAAAATGATTCACTAGTAAAACCATTGATAATCTTATTTATCTCTAACAGTCCTTCCAGAAGTGCAAACAGATAAATTTTATGTCAAAGAAACCGTCTTCCAGGTTCCCCAACCACCATTCCACCATTTTATTCTAAACACTAAAAAACCACCATAGTTATTAGTTCTAAATTGTACTGTTGACTGTCCCAGATTATGACTGAAGACAAGAAGCGTTTGATCATTGTATGAAGTGCCTTTTATTGCATATACTCCAGGCTCATACACTTTATCAATATCGTCTTCAGTTTTTAATTGGATATACCCTTTTCCTTTAAATATAGTACTACTGCTAACTCCTAACAGTCCTTCCAGAAGGATTTGTATCAATGACTTTTGTATTACAATATTATTTTAAATGTTTGTTGGTCTATATATCGTTTATTCTGTTCTTTTTTTCATATAATGATTCTTTTTTAAATATTTGTTATAGCTTTGCTATGACAATTAATAATGTTTTTTCATTTATTAATTTTTGAATGCCGTGAGGTATTTTAATTAATAAAAAGATTTGTGTATGGAATTGGGCAGGATTGGCGAATCCTGCCTTTTTGATACCGTACGTCAACTACATAATAATTTGGGCAAAACAAAATTTATATATAACTTTGTAGCATCTATATTGAATTAAACATTATTCTAAATCACTAAAAGAGTTTACTGATAAAAATGTCTAGATGCTATCGTTCGTGATGAATAATGGCATCTTTTTTACAAATGTTTTTTTCACAGACCATTTTTTTATAGATATTATACATCTTTACTTGCGAAAGTGGGGGTGTATTTTTTATTGGCTAAATTTTGCAGCTTGGAACAGAGGATGCATCTTTGCGGAAAAATGGATAAAATCAGATACCGTCTTGTATATAACCGGCAAAACAAGTTAAACCGACAGGGGACAGCCCTTGTACAAATAGAAGCCTATCTGAATCAGAGGAAGGTATACTTTAAAACCAATGTCTATCTAAAGCCGGAATGTTGGAGTAAGGATGGTGCCCAAGTAATCAACCATCCGCAGTCACAAGAACTTAATGCAATGCTATATGAGCATATATTGGAATTACAGGCTATAGAGTTAAGCTATTGGAAGAGAGGTCTTGAATCTAACTTATCCACATTGAAGGAAGCTGTAAGGAAGGGGGTAAAACCCGTGGTTTCGTTTCTTAAGTTCGCCCAACAGGTTATAGTGAATTCCGATAGGAAACCGGGAACCAAGGATAACATGCTGGGCACAGTAGCCACATTGAAGGAATTTCGGAACGTGATAGAGTTCACGGACATCAATTATACGTTTCTAAAGGAGTTTGACGCATTCTTGCGCAACAAGGGATTGAAAGTAAACACGGTAGGGAAACACATGAGAATACTGCGTACCTTGGTGAATGAGGCGATTAATGAAGGCTATATATTACAGGAGGCATATCCTTTCCGTAAATTCAAGATCAAGAGGGAGAAGAAGGAACATAATTTCCTGATGCCTGCCGACTTGGAAAAATTGGAAAATCTTAAACTGCCGGACAGGAAGAACAACAGCCGGCACATACTGGACGCATTTCTCTTCTGCTGCTATTGCGGATTGAGATTCTCTGATTTTAAACAACTTACCTGTAAGAATCTCGTAACAGTTGACGGAAAGGAATGGTTGGTCCTAAACAGCGTCAAAACAGGCGTGAAACTTAATATCCCGCTATATCTATTATTTAACGGAAAGGCACTGGGCATAATGCGGAAGTACGACAGCATCGAACAACTGGCTGCATTAGGCTGCAATTCCGACACTAACCGAACATTACAGAAATTGGGAAGAATGGCGCATATCGGCAAGAAGTTTACCTACCATACCAGCAGACACACTTGTGCCACTCTCTTGGTTCATCAGGGCGTTCCGATAACCACCGTCCAAAAACTCTTGGGCCATACATCGGTCAAGACAACAGAGATATATTCGGAAGTGTTTGATGAAACGATCATCAAGGATCTGACAAGGGCTAACCAGAAGTATTATAATCGTAGAAATGTAAAACAAAATCAAATAAAATCTCAAAAATACCCGGAAAAATACCTCAGGCAGTAGAAATCTATAGGAGCTATCTGTTTTATACCCGTTTTTCAGACTTTGGTTCATCTTTATTTTCATTTGTCAATAAAAATACAAAACCGTTTGATTTGCCGTTCTATTAATTCTCTTCATTTGTCCTGCAAGTAAAAAATATTGCATTAATGGCAATTTTTTAAGAAGATTGGTTTTTGTTTCAAAATTGGCTCTCTATAACTAATTAATATAGTTTTCTTTTTGTATTTCGTTTTAGAATTGATATCTTTGCTATTGTGAATGGGATAGAGAGTAGGACGTGGATTGAACGGCTGCTGTGCTTTTTGCTGGCGGCTGTTCTTTTTTTTATCTAAATGTTAAATATTACACAATGCAAGAAAATATATTGTGATTTGTTTTGCTATTACATCACAATGTAGTATATTTGCATTGTGATAATAAAACAATGAATAATTAAAAGACAATAGAAGATTATGAAAGCGATAATAGAAAAACCACTAATGAACTGTGAGCCTGAAAGTATGAATCTTTTCGTTAAGATTCTTAACGAAATAACTTCCTGTATTACAGAAGATGAATTAAGAGGCTGCATGAACTCGTTATGCGTAATATATCCATATTTAAAGCTCTATTTTAAATACGGTTTCGAATATAATCACATGTGGGTGAAAGAATCAGATTCTTTAGAAAGATTGATATTGGTTGAGTTCTAATCCGATATCCTTAAAAACAACAGGTAATAATAGAACCGGCGGCAACGGATAAGCGGCGTAAGACTATGAAGACAAAAATTCAATTTACAGATTCATACAGTGGTAGAGCAATTAATATAGTTATCAATCTTACTGACGGTGAAAAGGAATACTACTTAAGAGAAGATGACAAAAATGTCATTTATAACAAAATGTCTTCTTATCAGAGAGCAAAAATAGAATCATTCTTTGGGAAGATGAATGCATACTATACCCAAATAGAGATTTTATAAATAAAAAGTTAGGGCGACGAATTTCTTCGCTGCCCTAAATATTAAAATGTGGTTTAAACCACAATGACATTTTTAATGTCGTTTCAATCCACGCATCGAAGTGCGACTAACATTGTTGATGTTTGATGCAAAGGTGCAATTTTTTGAATTAACGAGCAATAAATTATAAATGTTATAAAACATATTAATTATGGCAAGAGGACGATCTATTACCCTAGATCAAGAGTCTAGGGTATTGTCCTTATATAAGGACGGGATAGCGATCAAGGAGATAATAAGAGAAACAGGGGTACGGTCTGAGCAGACAATATACAGGATATTGGACAGCAATGGTGTGCCAAGACGTCCCAAGGTTAGAGGTGTAAGAAAAATATTTGTCACGATAGAGGAGGATGTAGCTGCTATCTTGGATAAGGAGCAATCAGTATCATTATATGTCAATGAGGCTATAAGATTCTATCACAGTAACCGGCATTAATGTCGGTTATTTTTTTTGTAATAAGGGAAACAATATTTATCTTTGTGGGGAGCGTGTGAAGATGCACGCCACTTATATTATGACGAAAGGACATTATACAATTTCATAAGACCAAGAGCTTGTTGCGGATTAGTTTCCGTGGCTGGCTCTTTTTTTTGTCATACAAAACAAAGGTTAGTTGAAAATCGGGTAATCCAAAACGTGTAATTGATGGTAATTCGAAGTAACATAAAATTAGGTAATATGACAGATTTAGTTTTTAAAGGTCGGAATGACCAAGTTTTAACCAATAGCCTAAAGGATTTTATTGAAACAATGTATCCTGATTTAGGAGATTGTATAAAGTTGTATGAAGATTGTTACACAAAATGTATAATTTGTGCTGACGGTAGCGTATTAACGCAACTTGAATTAGCTGATTCATTAATAGAATATGCGCTCCTTGGTAATTTTGACAAAGCTGTAGTTGTAAATAGTTATTTATTCGGAGATCGTAAGATGTTGCATTATGCGATACTTAAAACTATGGCAGAAGTATTAAGTAATCCTCCAAAAAATTGTAAAAATAGAAGTACATATCTTATGAAAGACAAGAATACAGGTCTTGTAAAAATAGGTTCTTCTTCAGATATATCCGTTCGTATTCAGACATTATCTTGTGGGAATCCATATCTATCTATATTGGCTGTTCTTGATAAAAACATAGAAAAAGAACTTCATCTCAAATTTGCAGATAAAAAAATAAAAGGTGAGTTTTATAATCTTACAAATGAGGATGTGTCACATATAATAAAAAAATATGGATTTACAAGCTATGTAAAATCTATTATATAAAACTTACTTTCAATGAGAGATGTAATCTACAATTTTATAAACGAGCACATGATGATACACATTGTGCTTATAGCCTTGTGTATTGCGGCTACAATGGGGGCGATGTTAGTGGACCTTATTACGGGAGTTATGAAAGCCAAGCAACGGGGGGAGGCAAGAACATCCACGGGGTATAAGAAAACAGCCGTCAAAGCGAAGAAGTATTTCACCCCGTTCATAGAATTGTGCTTCATTGACCTGCTATGCTGTGTTGTTATCCCCTTCCCTGTTTTTTCTATGATCTGGACGGGTTACTGTATTTTCTGTGAGTTTAAATCGGTACGCGAAAAATCGTGGGAAAAAGCGGAGTTGCGCAAGGCTGAGAAGACAATGAGTGTGATTATCGAGAATAAGGATGATATTGCCAAGATCATGGCTCAGATATTGTTTGATAATGAAAAAGAAAAGGAGGTAAAGAAAAATGGCTGATGTGAAAAAACTTGCACCGTTTATTCTGAAGTGGGAAGGTGGATGGGTAAATGACCCGGACGATTTAGGAGGGGCTACCAATATGGGTGTGACCATTGGAACTTATGAAACGTATTGCCGGAAGAAAGGCTACCCAAAGCCTACGATTGAAAGATTGAAAAACCTCACGAAAGAGGAATGGACCGAGATCTTAAAAACCATGTATTGGGACAGATGGAAAGCTGACGAGATTAAATCCCAATCCATAGCTGATATCCTTGTCGATTGGGTCTGGGCAAGCGGAGTGCACGGTATCAAAATACCGCAGGATTTGGTTGGTGTGATTCCTGATGGCATTGTCGGACCTAAGACACTCGCCGCAGTAAATTCCCGTAATCCCCGTGAATTGTTTGATCAGATCAAGATTGCACGGTTTGATTTCATCGAGGATATATGCCGGAAACGCCCAGCAAACAACAAGTTCAAACGTGGTTGGATGAACCGTATAAATGATATAAAATTTGAGGAATAACATAAAACAATAAGGCGTTCTTTGACATGATGGGATTGTAGTAGAAAAAAAGTTATCATTTTACTTGTGTAATAGTAGAATAATAGTTATCTTTGTGGCGTTAATCCATGCAACTAACAATAGTTGTTTCAGTGAAACTAATTTTTTTAGAAATGAAAGTTTTAAAAGTAAAAGTTGTAATGACTATCTTGGAAGCGAATGGATGGATACATGTTCGGACAAGAGGGGACCATTGGATTTATAGAAAAGAGGGTGAGGCTCGTCCTATCCCCGTTCCTGGGAATCCCAATGATGATCTTGCTATCGGAACATTGAAATCAATATTTCGGCAAGCCGGAATAACGGATGAGGACTTGAAGAATTATTGAACGTCCATTAAGGGGCAGGGTAATTTAACCCTGCATCCTTTTATTGGATTGGGAATGATAAAATAACCCTTAAAAAATAAGAGATATGAAAACTTTAACTGTAATCATCGAACGCACAGAAAATAACTATTCTGCTTATATAGAAGGCGTTGATGGTGTTGTGGTGACAGGACAAAGTGTAAAAGAGATTAAAAGAAACATTATTAGTGCTATCGACGCGCTAAAAGATGAATGCAAGGAATTTGGTGGCGAAATTCCGGAAGAATTGGAAGGTGATTACTCTTTAACATTCAAAATGGATGTGAAATCAGTTCTGGATTTTTATTCCCATGTTTTTACAAAATCCGGATTGGAGAGAATTACGGGAATAAATCAAAAACAGCTATGGCATTATGCTTCTGGTAATAGAACTCCAAGACCGGAACAAGCTTTGAAATTGGAAAACGCTTTGCATGATTTAGGTGAAGAATTATTAGCAATAAACTTATAAGTTCCAACGCTTCCAAGAGCTTGAACTTTCTCAATGGCAATCCCATCATTTCTTAGGGGTTGCCATTTTTTTATGTAAAGAATTTAAGTTATGAGACAAAGGATCTATATATGGATTGCAGTAGCGATAGCATTGCTATTGGTACTTATTTAAATACAATAATATGAAATGGCTTCCTTATATATTAATAATTGTACTCGCTTTCGGTTTAGGATGGTTTGTAAAGCCATCCCCCGAAGCAGTTATAGAGGCAAGAGTAGATACGGTATTCAGCACAAGTATTATTGTAAAGAGAGATACGGTAAAGTATTATCTTCCTTCCCCTGTACTGTGCTGGCATGATGGTGATACAATCCATGTAGGAGACACTATTCTTCCTGTTGAGCAGAAGATATACAGAGATAGTGATTACATCGCTTATGTGAGTGGTTACAGACCTAACCTAGATAGTATCTATGTTTGCTCCAAAACACTGACAGTAACGAATGACATCTATCACACGGTTAAGATAAAACCTAGAAGATGGGGACTGGGGATAACTGCCGGTTATGGATTTGGTAAGGATGGTTTTTCTCCTGCGGTTGTCGCAGGAATAAGTTATAGAATATGGTAATCAACAGAAAGGAGGTGCAAGATGAAATAGTAACCAGAATGCCACAGGTAGAAGCGTGGCACATAATAGAAAAACTCATTTAACAAAAGTAATTCTTTCAGGGGCTTAGAATCAAAAAAAAGCCCCCAACGCTCATATTAATATTGCCACATAAAAACATGATAAAAGCATAAGACACTGCACGTTGGAGGCTAAATATCTTCAACAAAATGTCTTATGCTTTGTTCATCGATATATCTTGTTTTATGTGGCATGGCAAAGATAAGAATAAAAAATTAGAAAAAACATGTGCAAGTCAGAAATCTTTGCCAAAATAATTAATATTGTTTCAAAAGAAACAGAAGTGTCTGTAGACCAAATATTATCGTCTGATAAGAATATGGAGACAGTGGATGCCCGGTATCTTCTTGTATTTTTTCTTTTCGAAAGCGGTATGTACCCTTCACAAATAGCCGCTCATATCCATAAGACTAAACGTGCTGTCAACTACATGATATCCAATTTCCATGAGAGGATGGAGAGTGGGAAAATGATGAGAATATATTGGGACGATATAAAGAATTTGTTGGGAAACAACTGATTTTCCATGAGTTATGATCTATATACTTTTGTGCACGGTCGATTTTGACCGGATACAAAATACAAATACTTATGGAACGAACTTATGTTTTTAACCAAGACGGTGGAACCGGCGCAAACAATGGCCTGCTTGCGTCCATTCTTCCGTCCTTGCAGAACCGTGGAATTGACACTGGCTATCTGATGGGGCTGATGGGAGGAAACGGAAACGGAGGTTTCTTCGGAAACAATGGCGGTTTTCAGGACATCATCGCATTGATTGTGATTGCAGCCATCTTCGGTAACGGGAACTTCGGATTTGGTGGCAACAACAACCAAGGAGCGAACGAAGGAAGAGAAATGATCATGCAGACACTTAACCGAAACGGTGTCGACATTGCAGCATTAGCACAAGCTGTGAACACATCATCAGACCAAATCCTTGCCGGTATTAACTCTGTATCACAGGCTATCTGCGGTCTCGGCAACCAAATGGGCCAGAACACCAACAGTATCCTCACTGCGATCATGCAAGGTAACAACGCTCTGACATCTCAGATCTGTAGCTGTTGCTGCGACATGAAACAGCTTGTAACCACACAGGGATACGAGAACCAGCTTGCAATGTGCAACCAGACTAACACATTAGTCAACACTGCTAACCAGAACACATTGTCATTGCGTGATGGTGCGACAGCCAACACGAATGCCATCCTTGCCAAACTTGACGCTATTCAGAATCAGGCATTGCAGGACAAGATCGCATCTCTTACTGCGGAAAAGGCTACTTTGACAGCCGAAATCTCTCAGCGTAACCAGAACGCCACTATCCTGAGTGCGGTAGGACAACAGATCGCTCCTTTAGCAGCCGGATTGCAGGCATTGCAGAGCGATGTTGATGGTATAAAATGTAAATTACCTAACACTGTCCCGGTACAATACCCTAATATTGTAGGTGTGAACGTGGATACATATCGTGCCGCAGCATACGGTGCTTATGCAGGTGATGCTGTATATGGCCGTGGTGGTTACGGATGCGGTTGCAATAACTACTGGGGTTAATCCGGTGAGAAAGGAGGTAGATATGTGGCCTAACTTTTTTACAGGATTTCCGTTCCCGTTTCCCTCCCTTGGCAGAGTGAATTACAACACTCTTCCTACGGTGGCTGTAACAGTCGGTACTGAGAATGTGACTTTGGAGCTTCCTAACCATGCGTTCCGCAACAGGGATTATGTCGGAGGGTTCTATGTCAATCTTCGTCAGGCGATCCCTGCCGGTACGACTGCAACCCTTCCGATACTGATAGGGACCAACGGGGATACAAGACCGTTAATGGCTTATAACAATGAGCCTGTGACTGTTGCAAACTTGGCTGGAACCGGTATCTATGAGATTCACTACAACAAGTATACCAATGAATTGTATCTTGTTAATGGAGGATACAGACCGACAACGGCGCCGGCTTCTACAGCAGAGACCGCTTCTTTACGGAGCAAGTAATAATTAACATGGAGTTTTGTGGTGGTTTCCCAAATGGAAATAGCCACACTCCTTTAAAATTAAACCAATATGTTTCAATCACTTCGTACCAATAACCAGTTATATATACTTCATAAGGATGCTAACCCGTTTATCGAATACGGCCCGGTAGTCAGCGTTTCCGCTCCCAAGCCGAAATATCCTATGGCATCCCCTATGGGACAGTTGCCCCAAATGGAAATGGTTGTGGATGTTGTTGTCTGTATCAACGGGCAGAACACGACTTTCCAAAATCTTCCTGCCGGCATGGATATAGCCGACTTCGGACAGAACGGCAATATCGTAGTGTCATGCTCACGTGATGCGATGAATAACGAGGTCGCTTCTATGAAACAGAAAAGCATAGACATCATCAACAGCATGGATTTTCACAATTCCGTCATTGCAGGGTGTGACAAGATGCTTACGCTCTTGAACCCTGAATTTGCCGAGAAACAACGTCAGGAGCAGGAAATATCCTCTCTGAAAGGGCAAATGGCGGAAATGAGCAAGAACATGTCTGACCTTATGGAATTGAACAAACGGCTTATGGAACAGCTCGGAGTGGTTGAAACATCCAAAACAAAGAAATGATTATGGGAATGTGGGAAATATTAGAAGAAGGGCGTGACGATTACGGACGCGGCTTCGGTATGAGAGGTGACGAGGTGGAAGAAGCCTACAAGGAAGGCTGCCGTCACGGTTACGAAAAGGCCATGAGAGAGATTCATGGAGACATGGGCTTCCGTGATGGCGGAAGAAATTATTCAGGATCAGGTATGGGAGAACGCAGGTATCCCGGCTATTTCCCTGAATATCCCCGCATGGATGACATGGGAGAACGCAGACGCAGACGCGCCAACGGTGAGTTTTATTAATGGTGGAGGGGTGGAATGCCCCTCTTTTTAAACAAAGGTTATGGAACAGAGATTGGATACATACAGCAGATTCCCATCTGGCATGAGGGAATATCTGGAAGCATACGGCTTTCATTTCAGCAAGAAACTTTATGAATGGGCCGTCTCAAAAATGAAAGTGAAAGACGAAACCACGGGTAAAGAAAAAAAGTTGGAGCCGTGGAGCAAAGACGAAGTGGACGATATGCTGAAAGCGAACGGAATTACCATCGAGCACGACAAGGGTTATGACGTTGCTTATGTCGCAAACATGCTGAAAGCGGATTTCTATAAAAAATCATTGGTTGACGAGGCACATTTGTGCAAGCATATAAAGTGCTACCTTGATGATATTGATGGCGATCCTTGCAGGGCGTTTGACGAGTTCTTTGCCACCTGTATAGGTAAAGGGATTCCTGTAATCTGGTCGGATGTGATATGATTGTTCAGGAGTTCTACATACCAAAATATGGGGACTGGCACGTCAAAGTGTATTATGCGGTACACACCTATTGGGCGGATCGGATCATTATGGACCTGTACCGTATAGGATGCAGGGGGGATTCCCTCAAGCGTGCGTATCGCAATCTGACCGAAGGCAGAATGAATACCGGTCTAACCTATTCGGACTACAGGAGAAGAGAGACGGTAATGGTTATCTCTTTGACTTCTACCCCCGAAGAGTTTCAAAATTCGTGGGACCACGAAAAAGGTCATTTGTGCCGGCATATCTCCAAGGCTTTCGGGATTGATCCCTATGGTGAGGAAGCGCAGTATCTTAGCGGATATGTGGGGCAGAAGATGTTTCCGGTAGCGAAGAAATTTTTATGTGAACATTGTAGAAAGGGACTGGAAAAATAATAATCTAACAGAAGCGTTCTTTGACTTGTTGGAATTACCGTTTTTACAAGTTTTTATCTATACAATTCTCTCTAATATTGCAAGAATTGGAAAGAATTATATATTCACAATGCCTTTAAACATGTGCTATTATTTTTATACTTACTAACTAATTCTTATTTTTGTAGCATGAAAGAAGATGTAATATTGACACAAGAAGAAGCAGATAGACTTATATCTGTTCCTAAATCTATAATTGATAATAGAGAACGTATAAGTGTATTTGAGCTTGACTTGTCCAAGTCCAACGATTTTAGATTAACTCTTTGTTCATCTGACTCAATAGATCGGAATCCTGATTTTTTGCTAAGAATCTGCGTAAGTGAAAAGATGAGAACAAAAATTTCGTTGCATACACAGGAGAGGAAATTTCAATATTGTCTGTTTAGGATAGACTTTAACGGTCCAAACCATACGAACCCTTCGACTGTAAACGAATACGTACCAAGTATGTTTAAGCCATTTACAGGAAAGGTTATAGGAAGAAACCACGTTCATTATCATGTTCAAGGCTACACTTCTGCGGCATGGGCTATTCCGGTAGATGATGATTTTTTCCCAGTCAAGAGATTTGATTTTAATGAATATCACAACGAATTAAAAAATATTATATCTGCCGTTTCTGACTTTATACATCTCGAAACAAAGATAATAATAACAGGTAATCTTATATATGATGGAATGGATTGATAATAAAATAGCTGAATACTATTCTTGGCTAAAAGATAATACAGCCATAAAAGAAGATAAGGGAACTGGATGGTTTTCGGTGTCCACTCCTTTCGTAGGCTTGTTTAATGACAATATAGAAATATTCATAAAGAAAGTATCCGAATCCGAGATTATTTTATCGGATGACGGTGAGACTATCGGAAATTTAAAGATGTCAGGTGTAGATATTTCTCGCTCTTCAAAAAGGAGATCTTATCTGCAAAAGGTATTGTCCAATCATGGAGTATTGGTAAATGGAGATGAATTGTATATCAAATCAAATGGGGCTGATTTTGCCAAAAGAAAGCATTCACTTATATCCGCTATTATGAATATCAGTGATATGTCATTATTGTCAAAAGATAATATATCTTCGCTATTTTCAGAAGATGTAATGGCATTTGCAGATTCTTGTAATGTAATTTATACTCCATCTTTTATAGTTCGCGGAAAATCAGGGCTTGATTTCAATTTTGATTTTCAGATAGCAGGAAGAGAAAGCGAGCTTGTTGTAAAGTCATTTAACACATTAAGACAGGATAATGTAAGTAGCTATCTGTTTTGCTTAGGCGATACAAAAGAAGAGAGAGAGAAGCAGACAGGAAAGAGCTTCCGCAGTTTGGCTATTATCAACGATTCTGTTCAACCTTCAAATAAGTTAATTGAAGCGTTGAATAAATATGGAACAAATGTATTGCTATGGAAAGACAAGAATAAGGAAATATTCAATGTAGCATAATAAAATAGACTTATAAATTTCAAAGCGGTAATTCCCAACGGGTTTTACCGCTTTTTTTATGTTAACAGAATATGGAAGAAGATAAGTTGAACATATTGCTTGAGCAGGCTGATGATGTGCCTCACTGGTATTTCTGCCGTTTACTTGCTGTGATGCGATGGAACGTATAGAGAGGTTCATTTATAGACTGATACCCTTTGTCGTGTTGGCAAGGGTGATATCGTTGTGCTCAAATTTTCATTAGCATTATGTCAGCTTTCATTTCAATATATTCTTTGTATTTGCTTGGGTTGTTTATATAATCTGCAACTCTGTTTATTGCTATTTCTGCCTGTTTAAACCTAGTTTTTGTATAATATCTTACTACTCCTCTTCCATTGTCAGAATGTGCCAGACAATAATCTATTATGCTGTCAGGTATTCCAAGATCGAATGCGTATTGCGCAAATGATTTTCTTGCAGAATAAAATACCACTTTTTCTTTAATCCCTAAATTATCTGCTAATGTAGATAAAGATCTGCATACATACCTTGAAAAATTGTGATAAGAGAATTTATAACCAAAATCGAGTTTGTTTGTTCTTCTGTTTATCCATTGATTTATAATATCTTTAGCCGGTTCTATTATAGGAAGAACGCAGGTTTGCTCTGTTTCTGTTTTAAATCTTGTTTTCATTCTTATAAAGCTTACCTTGTCCCCGTCAAACTTGGCACTCATTATATCAATTAAATTCATTCCTCCTAGATAAAATGACAACATAAAAAGATCTCTTGCTACAATGTATTTTTTTTCTTTGGGATTGCTATACCTTATTGTGTTAACGCTTTTCAAAGAAATATCCAGTTCTCTTGGTGACGATTTGGGAATTTTCTTCTTGATAAAGGGATGTATGTCATATCTTACTTCTCCTGAGTTGATACTTCTGTTTATAACGGCTTTTGATTGTGATAGCATCATTCCTATTGATGTATTTCCTATTTTCTTCGTTTCTTTGAGAAATCTTGAAAATCCTTCTATTAGATTAGGGGTTATATCTGACATTAATATTTCCCCTTTGGTAAATTCTGTAAAGTATCTACAGTTTCTTTCTATTAATATGGCATAACTGTTTCTTCCTTCCTCTTTCAGATTTTTTATAAGAACATTACAGGCCTGTTGGTATGTTACATAGCCATTTTCTTTGAAGCCAGTTCCAGATTCAAGCATATTCTTTATTTGTCTGCAAGAATATAGGGACTGGTTTTTTATATTATCCAATCTTTCTTGCAGTTCATTCATCATGCTTCTTAATTTGGTATTTATGATGGATGCATCTGGTCTTTTTACTACTTGTCCGTTTTTGAACTGGGAAATGTTGTCAATGATAAAGTGTGTTACAATATAGCAAGTTTCCTGTTTATGGCAGACTGCTACCCTTATTTTATGTCTGCCATCCTTTAAAGCTTTTGCCTTGAAAATTGTTAATTTGATAGTTGCCATAATAGATTAAAATTTGAAGGATAAGTTTTGGATAAGTTATTTTGTCCAGTGGTGGACAAAAATCCTTTTTTTTAATCTATAAATCGAATAGTTATTTAGTAAAATCATTAATATAATATCCTAAGTATAAGATAATTAGTATGGTTTTACCTTTGAGCCGAAACCGGGACTCGAACCCGGGACCTATTCATTACGAATGAATTGCTCTACCAACTGAGCCATTTCGGCAACTGTTTTTTCTGCAATATCGGGTGCTTTTCTGAAAAAGCGTTGCAAATATATATCTTTCTTTCGAAATAAAGAAACTAAAAGCGGATAATTTTTCAGTTATCCGATTTTGTTATGTCAATTGATGCCGGATTTATTGGTAGGCTTCTTCATGTATCCCTTTCATGGCCCATCCGCTTGGTTCGTTTATGTTCTTGAAAGCGGTATCCCACGTAAGAGCTTCAACGGTAGAATTGTTTTCTTTTATGTAAAGATTATAACATCAAGGCGTAAAAACTATTTTACACTAATTGCTCTCCTCATCAAATACCCGTGATATACTGAAATTTACCCACTCCATACCCAAACAATTCAATATCCGTCAAAGTTTGATGGTCTTTACCTTACCCGGAATGATGGTCAGATGCACCGTTCCATCCTTTTCTATCTCCACCTTCTGATATCTGGCCTCCACCACCACTTTTCCATCCAGCGCCATCACCCCCCACTGGCAGGCATTCCCTTCAAAAGCACAATAACCGCCTACAGGAATACAGATATTCCGGTAACAAGGAGGCACTACGATACGATCTCCCCATTTCAGCCCCCACTTCATCCCCATCCGGAAAGGAAGGACATCTTTTATTTCCTCCAGCCTCTTCCGCCTTTTCTCTTCCTCATTCTGTTGCCGTTCCCGCTGTACGCTCTCCGCACGCCGCCCAGCTTCCTTCCTCAGACCTTCCACCACGGAGGCAAAATCCGCTTCGCCCGCCTTAGGAGCATTACAAGCTATATACCGCTTCCCCTTTCCTTTCTCCACATGATAATAGCTTCCTTCCCCGTCCATCACCACAATGCTCCGATCCGCCAAACAGCCACAACACCAGTACACCTCTTCATCATCCCCTTCCAGCACGCAGGCGAAGACATCAAATATAGTAGACCACACAGGATCAACTAGCCGGCAAGACTTCGGAACACGGTAATCCGGTATCTTCAAGTAGAAACCATAAAAACAAAGACTGTCTTTGTGCAAACCATGCATAGAGGTATACGCCTTCCGCGTGCGGCTATGGAAAGTCTCCCCCACCCGCAGCAACTCTATGCCGCCGTATGAAAAAACCACCGGCCTCTCCTGATAAGTTCTGTTTGTCTTCAAATCGGTATAACAGTCACTCCCATCCTCTTTGGTGACAGAAAGAAGTTCTCCCTTCAGGAATCTCAATCTCCGGCAACAGCCTGTCACCACCATGAGGACTCCGGACTTATCCACCACCCCTGTCCGGCCATCTTTAAAACGGACAGCAGCCCGGTTTGCACAAATATCAAATACTTCCCGGTATTGAGGAATCACTGTGATTTTGTTCCCGCACCTCAAGCCCCACAAACCACTCTGCCGGTCACGA